GCTCTGTTCACTACGCTTTCGGGCATTGGCCTGCCCTCTTTCACGCAATCCAACACTCGGATGGCATCCTCAAACGTCATCGCACAGCCCTCAAAGACTTGATGAATGGCAGTTCAGATGGTTTTTCTGGAGGAGGTGGTGGCATATTGGCGCTTGGCGGTGTCCAGCCATGCTTCCTCCACGTTGCCTGTACGTCAGCACCACGCTGGTACTTGAAGTTGTCCGATGTCACATGGACGCTGGGCAAGGTGATCCTCGTGCCAGCAGGTGGAACCCATTTCTCGCTCATACATTGCCTTTCAAAAAAGCTTTGATCCTGTCGTCAGGGGTAGCATAGACGGCAGACAAGTTATCCACAATGAGGGTGTCCACAATGGCAGACTGGCTCTTGCGCTGGTCAATAGCCGCCTTCTGCAACAACGCCTTGGCTTGTGGTCTGATGCGAACCAGCAATTGCTGAGTCTCGATCTTGGGTTTGGTGTGTGTGTGTTTCATGCTATCAATCTTATATCAAATTCCAAACGAGCAATTAGGGAAACCACCTAGAAAATCAGCATCCATTGGTGTTGTAAGATGCTATCACTTTGCAATCATGCAAGGCAAACAACCTACCTACTAAGGAGAGTTCAATGGAATTCGGCACATTTTGGAAAAAACTTGTTCGCCGCAACGCACCCCAAACCAGTCAGGAAGCAGCCCAGTTGGTCAACACCACCAACATGGAGCAGATCGTCTATGAGGCAATTGCTGAATATCCGCAAGGGTGCATTCAAGACGAGGTACTAGCTCACCTGTCGAGCTACCCCTACTCTACAGTGACCGCTCGGTTCCGTGCCTTGCTGGACAAGGGTTACATCATTGACACTGGGCTGACCCGCCCTGGTCGATCAGGAAGAAAACAGCGGGTTCTCATCATCAAGGAGTTTCACAATGCCTAAATTAACCTCGGACACCATGCTGTCCTGCTCTCAATTGCCCAGCCTCTTTGGTGTCAGCCCCTACAGCACACCCAACGATGTCCTGACCTTCTGCATGAAAGCCATGCGGGGTGAAGATCCACGCACCCCAGCAGGGGAAGCCGCAGACTGGGGCAACGCCTTGGAGCCAGCCATCATCGCTGAAATGGCAAAGCGCCTTGGGCTGAAAAGCTACGTCATGCCCGACACTGCCTTCACCCATCCGCACCTGCCACTTGCCGCCAGTGCTGATGCCATCGGTACGCCAGATGACAATGTTGTAATCCAGCATGATCCCAGCAAGGGCATCTATGTGGTGGGCGCTGACAGCATTGCCCTGATCGGCAACGGAGTGCTGGAATCTAAGCTGACTCGTGGTCACCCAGAGGATCAGCTCCCCCTGTACCGTGGGCCAATCCAAGTCCAAGGCGTGTTGATGTGTACTGGTTTAGACTGGGCAGCAATCGGTTGCCTGTACTCAGGCGTGGAACTTCGCATCTTCCTGTTTAAGCCACACGGCGAAACCAAAGAGCAGATCGAGAGCAAAGCCACCGACTTTGCCAACCGCCTGACAACCTTTGAAGAGACTGGCGATATCCAGTATTACCCAGCCGCCAACACCAAAGATGCCAACAGGGTTTGGGCAGTAGCCAAAGAAGATGAGATTGATCTGGGCATTGATGGCGAGGATCTGATTGCCGAAATCATCGTTGCCAAGCAGAAGATCGAAAGTCTCCAAGAGGATATTGACCGCTTTGAAACAGATCTCAAGTCCATGATGAAAGACAGTGCAAGCGGGAAAGCTGGTCACTGGACAGTTAAGTGGCCTATGCGTCACTTCAAAGCACAGCCAGAGAAGATCACGCCAGCCAAAGAAGCCTACTCCATCCGTCAGTCAACGCTCACTATTAAGGAAGCAAAATGAAACAGATCGCATCAGCCCTTGTCAAAGCCCAACGTGCCTTTGGCCCAGCTCTGAAGACCAGCACCAACCCACATTTCCGCAGCCGATATGCTGACCTGTCAGCCTGTGTGGAAGCGGTCATTGATGCCTTAAATGAGAACGGCATCTTTTTACTGCAAAAAAATTACGACTGTAATGACGGCATCATGTGCGAAACAGTCTTTGTCCACGAGTCTGGCGAGATGCTGGAGTGCGGCATCGTCCACTTCCCTGCTGTCAAACAAGATCCACAAGGGTACGCCAGTGCCTTGACCTATGCTCGCAGGTACAGCCTGATGTCAGCCTGTGGCATCGCTCCAGAAGATGACGATGGCAATGCTGGTAGTCGCCGCCAAGCGCCAGCAGTCAACCCATTGGATGCCATCAAGCCAGCGCCAGCAGTGACACTGCCCTACACGCTGACCATACCAGGCAAAGAGTCACGCCAATATGCTGACTCAGAATCGTATGTCAATGGAACTATCGAGTTGCGGGAAAAGGTAGAGAAATCCACCTTGGCAACCCGCACAAAAATGACTAAGCTTCGGGAACTGAAAGAGGCAAACGAGGATCAGGTTAACAAGATCAACCCTGAGCATAAGGCCAAGTTGCTTGGGGATTACCAACTGCGCTTGAAGAGACTGGGCGCACAGCTTGAGGAGAAAGAAGATGAATCTAACGGACTGGGAGAAGCTGGATAAGGAATACAGGGAGTATTGCCAGCAGTGTCAAACCACTGGCAAACCCCCTGTTGATTTTCACACTTGGCTACTAGGCCAAGATTAAGCCATCAAGGTATCCAAGGCATGCTGAGTCCGTGCAACACGGTCTTCCATGCCATGGGTTCCACCATTGATTCGTTTGGTCAAGGTGGTCATGTCGTTGGCATCAGCAAACTGATTCAACTTGTTCTTGTTCCAGAACCAACCTGCTGACAGGGCAGCGTACATAGGACTGGACACTTGATCTGGATCTTCCACCAGGTCAACACCCAATGCTTCACCACATGCTGTGTAGTTGTCCTTGCCAGTCAACTGGATCAAGCCACGACCACGGTACTTGAAGCCCTCACCAGAGTCCTCGTCACCATTGCCCATGCGATCAGCATAGACCTTGTTGGCAATCTTCTCTGGGTTGCGATGGTATGGCTGGGCAACGTCCAATGATGGGAACCGCTTAGGCCAAACCTTAGTCAAGCCTTCTGCGCTGTAGTTCAGATTCTCTTTGAGTGCTGTAAAGCCAGCAGACTCATGGGCGCACTGGCCTAAGAAGCAAGCCTGTCTCTCAGGGGTGTTGATGTCAAAGCGGTCAAAGGTTTCATTGATGGCATCAATCCACTCTTCTGCCTTGGCAGGGGTCATCTTCAAGGCTTGCGCCAGTTGCTCTGCGTTCATGGGATTCCTTTCATGGTTTGATACACAGCGTTATACGCATCTATACATGCGTTCAATTGCCTGATGGCTTTGTCTCCGTCATCTGTGATGGCGACAAGAGCTTTAGCAGTCTCTCGGTCAAGTTCGGTGTCTGCTTGAACGCTATCTCTGGTGGCAGGGGCGGCATCTGTGGTGGCTTGTACGGCTGGGCAGGTGGCTTTGACAGGGAGCCGCAGCCTGATAGCACCAGAATCAATGTCAGCATTGCGCTTTTGAGATAGAGTTTTTGCATGTTGTTCAGCCTTGACCAATTGATTTGCTTGCGTCTGGACAGCAGTGACAAGCGCCTGCTCCTTGACTCGTGCTTCTTCGTTTAACCTGGCGATCTCCAGTTGCTGGCGGTCAAACTCATCTGCACCGCCTTTGAGATAGCCGCTCGTACCTGCACCAAGAACAGCTAGGACGATACCTAGCAGTACCCATGGGTTGAACAAACTCATTCCTTGGCTTCCAGTTTAGGTTCGGGATCATTGTCAGTAGCCTCCGCTTTGGCAGTAGCAGTAGCCACAGCAGCAGACACCGCCTTGCGTCCAGCCACGCCACCCAACACACCAGTACACAGCAACATGATATCGTTGATCATCTTTGTATAGACTTTATCTATCGGAGCCATGCCAACCATAGGCTGAGTCACAAACGTCACTGAGTAGATAAAGCTGAAGCATGAACCCAGCAAGATGATGGAGATCACGAAGATCACCCATGCCCACACTCGTGCCTCGATCTCTTCTGGGGACAGGCGATTGTTTGGTTTGTATCCGACGGTTGCCATCACTTGGACTCCTTCTCTGGTTTGGTAAGTTGATCAGGGCATGTGCCTGTGGCGGTGCAAACAGGAGGCTTGCATTCAGTTAGCTCCCAGTTGGCAGGGTCTTGGCAAGGGTAACGAAAGCGATCTTCACAAGCAGTCAGCATGATGCAGACCATGCAAGCAAACACCCAAGTCGCCAGAACTGATATGTCATGTCTTGTCATTTTTACGTTTCTCCTGTTCAATTTCACGCCTCATTTTTTGAACCTTCTCTACCTCTTGTTTGACCTCATGCTTGGCCTCCAAGATGTCGAGGTAAAGCATTGCACCCAGCGGG